ATAGTGAATCGCTACTAACAGACATCTACAAATCGGCCGTTGAGTTCGTTAAACAGGGTGGTTCAATCATCACAAAAACGTTTGGGAATCCGCATTATTTGTGGGCTGACGATAAGTTCGAGGACATAAAGCTCATCCATGTGTCTGGGACATGTTCAGAACGGTATTTCCAGTGCAACACCTTTATGGGACAAGGGCAGAAGCGGTTTTTCACTTATTATGATCGACCCGGCTGGAACCGCAAAATAACGGAGCACACGTTACCTTACACGGACAACATACGATTCGCGCGCGAATTCTTTTGCGATAAGATGAGCATATTCAAGCCTAAAACGTGGAACATCAATGGTGTTTTCAGCATATCTGCATTAACAGGTTATGCGAGCGCCAGTAAAACTACTGAAGCGATGCAAACATACCCGAAGGCCGTCTTTATCGCACCGTCAAAGGAGCTGTCGTTGAAACACCAGAAAGGAGGGGTCGCATCATACACTCCGCATACATTCTTCTCCTCGGACCACAAACAAAGCGACACCATTATCGTGGACGAATGTTTTCAATTCCCTGTTGATTACTTCAGCTTGTTGAAAACCTGCTACCCCAACCATCGGATTGTTGCTCTGGGCGACGTTCATCAAACACCGTACGTCAACTTTAATGGAAATCGTTGTCTTAAGACGCTGGAGAACTACGGCGTTGGTAATAATATCTGTGATGTGTACAAAGTTCCACTTGACGTGACTGATGCACTTAACCGAAAGCACTCAATGAATATCCGCTCGCATAGCGGCGTGGCTAAAGCGTTTGCGTTTTGTCGTGACTCTATCGATAAATTCAGTGGGACAAAAATCAAGGTTATCTGCTTCAATGGTGAATCTGCTGCCAAGCTCCGTGCTAAAGGGATTAACGCTTCGACCATCACCACTTACACCGGATCACGTGATGCAGTCGTGGTTTTTTATGTCGACTCGGCATCAGTCATGAGTCAGCTGGCTAATCGTCCTAAATATATCTACACGGCGGTAACTAGGGCAGAGCGACAACTTGTTGTCACTGGTGACTTTGATTATATAGCCAAGTACTATAACATACATGGTTCCAACATGATGACCTTTGAGGAGATCAGTAATGTCTACAACTTTCACCAGGTCATTCTGCCCAATGAATCTGAGATGCCTGTCACCATAGCGACCGGCCTCGCCAAAGGGACGACGACTCAGCATCACGCTGAGACCATATTGAAAGGAACACTTTCGCCAGCTAACGACCCTGACTGCCTGAACATAGGGGTGGCCAAGCTCGACATAGCGCCTGTGGAATGTGGTACATTGAGCGCTCCTACTGATGCATTGCGACCCTCTGGTAAGACCACACCTTGCTACCGGCTTACTAGTAACCGGTTTGCAAAACATCAATTGTCTAATAATAATCTTGAAGCTGTGCAGACCCTGGTTAAGCGCTACGCCAGGGGTTATCCCGCCAAACGTGACCCGCGCTCTGATGCTTACACCACTCAGGAGCTGATGGGAGGGTTATGCAAAGCCCTCTACGGAAATGAGCACTCTGTAAGACGGCTGAAACGTGACCTTCATGTCTCTCCAGAGTTCTTAGCACAACGCCAAGGAGAGTACATGGAGGCCCTCCAACTCAAAATCAACACCAACCCTGCGGCTTATGACGATCTTAAGAAACCGTTCGAGATAGGTCGGGAGCGACTTGGTTTCTTTAACAAGAGACAGACTAAATTCGACCCGAAAGAAGGATTTGACACCAGCGATAAAGTGGGGCAAGGTGTCGCAGCGACATCTAAAAGAATCAACGTGTTATTCTGCGGTTACGCGCGTGGTCTCCTTGATCGCATGCGGGAAGTGTTACGCAACAACAATCGTGATATTATCCTCGCCACACATGACTCCGATGCTGGTTTAAATGCCACTTGCACATCACTGTTTCAGAAACACCCGAGTGCGACAAACTTCACTTGTAACGACTTCTCAGAGTGGGATGCATCATGGCGCGGATGTTTCACGGAATTCACCTGCACATTATTACGGTATATGGGTTGTCCCAAGCCGCTTGTCGAGGATTACAAACGATTTCGTGATGACTGGATTATGACGTACATGACGGCTTTTGGTAACGTCACTCTATCCGGGAGAGAAAAACAGTTCTCCGGTAACCCATTCACCATATGTGAAAACACGCTCGGCAATATGGCTCTGTGCTTTTCGATATTTGAGGTCAGAGATATGCAGTATGCAATGTTCAAAGGCGACGATTCAGTTATTGCATGCCGCAGTTGCGTGCTCAGTCAAAAAGCCAATGATATCCTCGGATACACTGGCCACAAACTGAAGCTACACAACAGCCCCATTGGAGAATTTGCAGGGTGGTTCTTGACCGATGAAGGACTCTTTCCAGACGTTTATAGATATGCAGCCAAGTTTCTCGATAAGATGTACCGTGACGAAGAGCATTTTAAAGAAGTGGTAATGTCGTTGCAGGAGAGGTGCGCAGCGGTCCGGAACGAGGCTCAACTTCGCGTAGGCGCTAGTGTTTGCGCAGCCTATTACTCACAAGTCTTTGGAGGAGGAAAGGTCTCGGTGGAAGATGCTATTAGTCTTTTCTACTTCATCAAGGACAGTCGAAACGTCAAGTTCTCCACCTTAACGCTCCACAATATGGAGTCGTTACAGCTCTGAGCACTTCTACCTTTTGCTCAGATAATCATATATTATTATTGATATTCTAGTTTTCGATCTTGAGCGTTTCTTTGATTTAAAATTTTAAACTTTAATTTTTAATTTTTAATTTTAATTTTAACTTTATAAATTTTTATTTAAAATCATATTTTATTTATTTTAATCAACAAGTAATAACAACACGTCATTCAGCTACACATTATGTCCGACGATAAAACTATTGGTACGATACAGGGGGTTACGATCAAGGCCGGCACTGCAGCCGGGGCTTGCTATGTCAACAAGGTTACGCATCCTCCCTCGCCCATGACTGGTGAATACCTCGGCCGGCCGGACTGCTCACAACCAAACGCTGTCCTCATGGAGCTTAAGTGCGAGGTCAACATGCCGCCAATCATCTCGTTCCCTGTATCCGCCTCTGCGATCGGCACTGCCAATCCGTCATCCATGCTTTTTCTCCAAACCAGTGGTGCTGTAGTGTCTAACTACGTGTTCCACTGGTTAGCCTCTCCTACTCTGTCGGTAGCCGGGTGGGTGCAGCCTGTTAACCAGGTTGCGATAGCATCAACACAACCGACTGTCACGCAAGTGACCACACAGTCGACTAACCTCTCCGGCTACAACTTTAACAATTGGGCTCAAGATGTGGGCTCCTTTCGTCAGACATACAAGTCTTCCACCTATTATTTGAATGCGACAGACTTTAACAATCAGGGCACGGTCACCACAGCAAAGTTTAAACCTGACATCGTCCAGGGTCAGAACTTGTTATCCTATCTGTCTACTTTGAGCGGTGACTCGCACAAGTCCCTTTCGCAAGCAATCAGAGTGTCTATAGGCACTTACAACGCCGGTCGTCGAGAAGGAGAAAAGATCCGCTACACCGATGACTTCGAACTTGTCGACCCTAAAGCTCCATCTGCTGTGTTTGGTTACCAGTTCGTTGATTTTGGTACCAACACAGCTTTTAATGGTGGTACGCTGCCCTTCTCGA